CAGTTTGGTTCTTCAAACACAAGATGGTACAACTGCACCAGCTTCTGTTCAATATACCAGTGCGGAAAGAACTATTTACTGCAACATTACAAATACTGTCGATGCAACAACAGCAGGATCGTTCACATTCATCATCGAATATGTTCAAATCGCATAATTCTTAATTAGGTAGGGGGCAACCCCTGCCACTTTTATAAAGGAGAAACAAATGGCAGGATCTGATCTAACCCCCGTCATTATTAGCGACGAAGTAGCTTTAGATGCAGATGGGATTTCAACAGCAGCGTCAGTTGGTAACAATGCGGCTTTGACTATTGGTGGTGCTTTAGCTGATAGCGGAAGTGTTACAAACGCGTCTGGACGACAAGTTACAATTTTATCTGCTGGAAACGATAGCGGGATTTCTTTTACTGTTGTTGGTACAGACGTAAACGGATCTGCTTTAAGCGAAACGGTTACTGGAGCAAATGCGGGAACAGCAACAAGTTCAGGTTATTTTAAAACTATTACAAGTATAACAGCAGTAGGTAATCCAGCCGGCAATGTTTCCGCAGGAATTAACAACAACGCTTTAGGTGTGATTTTTGCAGGAAGATGTAGGTTAAAAGGTTTTTCTTTTGTTTCTGGTGGTACAGCCGGAAAAGCTAACATTAGAAACACTGGCGCTACAGGAACTGAATTAATACAATTTAGGTCAATTGGAACTGATAGCACTTCTGAAGATCCTTTTATTCCCGATGAAGGTGTGTTGTTTTCAGCAGGTTGTTATGTGACGTTTATTGTAGCCACTATGGACTTAATGATGTTCTATCACGCATAGGAGCGTTTTATGCCTACTACTAAAGATGTAACACGAACCCCTTCTGGAAGAATAAAGTATCGTGGAGAATCTTTTGCGGGATTTAACAAACCAAAGAGAACGCCAAATGCAAACAAAAAGAGTGCCGTTCTTGCCAAAAAAGGCACCGACATTAAATTGGTTCGTTTTGGCGATCCAAATATGTCGATTAAAAAAGATCAACCGGGCCGGAGGAAGAACTTTCGGGCTAGGCACAACTGCGATACTGCAAAAGACAAATTCACGGCCAGATACTGGTCTTGCAAAGCATGGTGACGAAATGAAAGCCGCAGACGTATTAAAAGAATTAGAGAAACATGAAGCAGAGTGTTCTATTCGTTACAGTAATATTGAACAGCAACTTAGCGATCAAAAAATTAGTTTAAAATCTTTAGATAATAAAGTTTGGGCGTTAGCTGTTCTTGTAATAATAGCACCATTTGCTAGTAAATTATTGGGGTAGACATGGCAGTATCGGGATCAAAAAACTTTGAACTAGATGTGGCGGATTACGTTGAAGAAGCTTTTGAACGGTGTGGTTTAGAAGTAAGGACGGGTTATGATTTAAAAACGGCGCGACGATCCCTTAATTTAATGTTAGCTGAATGGGCTAATCGCGGTTTAAATCAATGGACTATTACAGAAACTTCCATAATTACTGCTACAGGCGTTACGGAGTATCCAGCAGGAACTCTTAACATGGTTGTGGCTTCTGACTCGGGGTTTCAAGTTTCAGAAACAGTAACAGGTGGAACAAGCGGTGCTACTGCAAAATTAACTAATTTATATAGTTCTTCTGTTGGTGATTTAGAGGCTAACACTATGGCTATTACAGTTCCAACAGGGCTTTTTGTGTCCGGGGAAACAATAACGGGTGGCACCAGCGCGGCCTCAAGCACTTTGTCTGCTGCAATAGATTTTTCTAATACAAATAGCACTATAGATGTTTTATCTGCCGTAATAACAAGAGACTCTACTGATTTAAGTATAGACAGAGTAAGTAGAGAAGCTTTTATTAATATACCTAATAAAACTACTTCTGGAAGAATTACTCAATACTTTTTAGACAGGCAAATAACCCCTGTTTTAAAAGTATGGCCAGCTCCAGAAAATGACACAGATATCATCAAATTTAATCGTCTTACTAGAATGGATGATGCAGACGCTTACACCAATTCTTTAGACCTTCCGTTCAGGTTTTATCCTTGCCTTGCAGCGGGTCTGGCATATTATATCGCTATGAAACGTGCGCCAAATAGATTGCAATTATTAAAGTCTGTTTATGAAGAAGAGTTCGAAAGGGCTGCTACAGAAGATAGGGATAGAGCTTCTTTCACCGTTGTTCCCAAAGTAAACTACCTTGGGGGAATATAATGTCGAAGTTTGCAAGCGGTAAAAATGCATATGCAATATCAGATCGTTCTGGTTTTAGATACAAATACAAAGATATGCGTAAAGAATGGAACGGTTTACTTGTTGGAAAAGACGAGTTTGAAACAAAACAACCGCAGTTAGGTCCTTTTAGAACTGTTACTGACCCTCAAGCTCTTAAAGATGCTCGTCCTCCTCAAGATGTGGTGCAAGAAAGAAGCGTTAATTGGGGTTGGAACCCGGTAGGACAAAAATATAATTTTGGTTTGACGCCAAATCCTTTAGTTTCTACAGGATCTGTAGGTACAGTCACGGTGGTAATAACATGAGTTTTACATATTCTACTTTAAAATCAGCTATAGAAAATTATGCCGACAACACTGAAACAACTTTTGTGGCAAATTTAGATAATTTTATTAAAGCGGCGGAACAAAGAATACTTAATTCAATAGATTTACAATATTTTAGAAAAAATGTTACTGGAACGGTTACTTCAGGTAATCAATACCTAGCGGTTCCAAGTGATTATTTAGCTTCTTTTAGTTTATCTGTAGTAGATTCTTCAAATAAAGAGTTTTTACTAGAAAAAGACGTTAATTACATACAATCTGTAAATCCAAATTCATCTACGACGGGTGTACCTAAGTATTACGCTTATTTTGATATAAATAACTTTATTTTAGCACCCACACCTAGTGCAAGCGCTGTTGCAGAACTGCATTATTTTTACAGACCGGCTAGTTTAACTGCCGCAGGAGACTCGGGCACCACTTGGTTAAGTACAAATGCTCCTAACGCCATGTTATATGGAAGTTTAGTAGAAGCTTATATTTATATGAAAGGCGAACCGGATGTTATGAAGTCATATACAGATCGGTTTATGGAGTCTTTGGTTCGTCTAAAAGATTACGGTGAGGCCAGAGAAAACTCGGATGCTTATCGACGAGGGCTTCCTACAAGGGAGCGCTCGTAATGAAAATAGCTATTGTAGGTCTTGGTGGAAGTTATTCAGATTACATAGCAGCGCGTATTCGTTCAGAAACATTTGATGAAACATGGGGTATAAACTGTATTGGTGGCATAATAGAGGTAGATAAAACTATTATGATGGATCCGGTGTCAAGGTTTTTAGACACAGAAGATGCAGGTTCTCAAACAGGTGTTGCAAAAGAATTTTTAGCTAAAAACACTAAGCCTATTATTACTTGTGAATTAGATAAAAGGGTAAAACACTTAGAAGAGTACCCGTTGGAAGCTGTTATAAAAAAATTAAACCTGTGTTATTTTAATAACACAGTAGCGTATGCAATAGCTTACGCTATTTGGTATGAAGCTACTGAAATATGTCTTTACGGCATTGATTATAATTATAAAAACGTCAGTATTGCTGAATCGGGCCGTGCTTGTTGCGAGTTTTGGTGTGCAATTGCTGTATCAAAAGGTATTAAGATAGAAGTTGCCCATACTTCTGGTTTATTAGACACAAATGTTCCCGATAATGAGCGTTTGTACGGATATCATCGTTTAAAAGACCCTTTAGTACAAACTTTTAACCAAAACGGTTTACTAATTACGCGACAATCTGAGATGGAACCTCCAGAACCATTAGATGTAGAACCCACTTTGATAGGTCGTCATGATTTACAAAAATTAAATGGAAAAGATCAACATGTTTAGCGTTAATAGCGATATCACTGTCGGCCAAGTCGGCGTTGCAACTTCTGACAACGGCGGATTGTCTAACGAACAGATTTCCGAACTAGCCACTAATAAAATAGTGTCTATTTCTGAAAATGCACCGGAACCTATAAAACAGCAAGCTCATATTTTTGCAGATAATGTTCGTAATCTTTTGCATTATTATATAGAGTTGGCTAGGAAAGAAGAACGTGCTAACATATGTCATCAACTACGTGAAGCGGGTCAAAATGACTTAGCAGAAGTCATAAGGAGAATATAATGGCTATAACACAAGCAATGTGTACTTCGTTCAAAACACAACTTTTGACTGCTACACATAATTTTGCAACAAACGGTAATGCTTTTAAATTGGCGCTGTACACAAGCTCTGCCACAATGGGTGCAACCACAACGGCTTATTCAACTTCGCAAGAAGTAAGCAACAGTGGAAGTTATGCAGCAGGCGGCGGAACTTTAACTAAAGTAGCGCCAACTTCGAGCGGCACTACAGCGTTTACAGATTTTTCTGATTTAACTTTTACAACAGCAACTATTACTGCGCGAGGCGCATTAATATATAACGATACAAATAGCGACAAAGCTGTTTGTGTACTTGATTTTGGAAGTGATAAATCTTCTTCTTCTGGAAGTTTTACAATCCAATTTCCTGCCGCAGACGCAAGTAATGCTATTATTAGAATAGCTTAATGGAGTAATTAATGCCGACGCAAACAGGTTGGGGACGCGGTACATGGGGGCAAGGAGCTTGGGGCTCTGTTCTTCCTGTTACAGTAACGGGCGTCGCAGCAACTGGTGCGGTAGGTAATGAGTCCGTCGTTGCAAGCGCATTGGTTATTCCAACCGGTGCTTCTGCAACTGGCGCAATTGGAACTGTTCTCGCCGCTGGTGGAGCAGTTGTCACAGAAACAGGCTTAACGGGAACTATTGGTTTTGGCGACGAACAAGTTGTTGGCACCGCAGTAGTAAGCCCAACTGGTGTTTCTGCAACCGGCGCAATTGGTAATGAATCTATTGTTACAACAGGAGTAGTAAGCCCAACTGGTGTTTCTGCAACTGGCGCAGTTGGAAACGTTAGCATCCAAGAAGGTGTTAATGTTTACCCGACCGGTGTTTTTGCAACCGGACAAATTGGAGAACCAAATGTATGGGGATTAATTATTCCTTCACAAACCCCTAATTGGAGTGGTATAACAGCTTCACAAACCCCTAGTTGGAGTGCTACAACTCCTTCACAAGCACCCGCATGGACGGATATAGCAGCATAAGGATTTAAAAATGGCAAGTACCTATGTAAATAACCTCAGACTTAACGAGATGGCTACTGGCGATGCGTCTGGTACATGGGGTACAACAACAAACACAAATTTAGAAATAATAGGCCAAGCAACGGCATGGGGAACAAGAGCCATTGCAAACGCCTCGACAGATAATATTACAATTGCAGACGGTGCGTTAGACGCAGACAGGTGCCTTGGGTTAAAACTCACAGGTGGCGGTCAAGCGTGTACGGTCACCTGATCGTGACTGGGAAAC